TTGCCCGAGAAGGGGTTGAGGTTGATCCCCTTGGTGTACGGGCCGAGGATCAGCAGCGGTGCCGTCTCACCCATGATCCGGGCCAGGCCGAGCATCACGCCGGTCACGATGCCGCTGAACGCCGTGGGCACCACGATGCGCAGGATCGTCTTCCACCGGGGCACACCGAGGGCGTAGGAGGCCTCGCGCAGCTCGTTCGGGACCAGCCGGAGGACCTCCTCGGTGAGGCGCAACACGGTCGGCACCATCAGCAGGACCAGCGACAACGCGACCGCGAAGCCCACGCGTTCGAAGCCGAGGAGCGTCACCCACAGGGCGTAGACGAACAGCGCGGCGACGATGGAGGGGATACCGGTGAGGATGTCGACCATGAAGCTGACGGCGCGGGCGATCGGCCCGCGGCCGCCGTACTCCACCAGGTAGATCGCTCCGAACACGCCGATCGGCACCGAGATCGCCGCACAGCACAGTGCGGTGATGAGGGAGCCGGCGATCGCGTGGTAGGCGCCACCGCCGGCGTTGCGGGTGGTGATGCCGCGCTGCGACTCGTTCCACCAGCTCGCGTCGATCAGCTGGGAGTAGCCCTTGGAGACGACGGTCCACAGGATCCACGCGAGGGGAACCAGCGCCAGCAGGAAACAGCAGACGATGACCACCGTGGCGATGACGTTGCGGACCTCGCGGCCGGTGGACCGGCCACCGGTGAGGTCGACCGGGAGGCCCGGACCCTGCGGGCGGGTGAGCGTGCTCACCGTTGCTTCCTTCCGGTGTGGTGGAGGATGAGCCGGGCCAGCGTGCGATAGCCGTAGACGTTGTGACAATTTCCTCAACGCCCTTTACTGAACCTTGATACTGAATTGGTACCATGATGTCGCTGCCTGCGATCTGTACGGCTTGCGTACCGTTTGACGACTCAACTGCTACTTTGAGATTCCCCGCCGTGTCCGTCAGAATACGGCGTAAAGTTGTACCGTCAAAACCCATCATACCCGCATAGGTTAGCAGGCCGATAAGGTTAGCGGCGATTGTCTCAGCCCCCGCGACGGTGGACGCGTCACCATTAGCGGACGTTATGTTTACTTTCTGTCCTGCGCCTTGTCCGCCTCCGCCTCCGAGCGCGGACGCAATCGCCGTGAGCGTATCAGCTATATTTACGAACGTATTATCCTCTTTAACTACTCGCCCGCCGTGGATATCAAATTCATCGATATCAAGTGCCATGTGATTTGTATCCTCCTATCGGATAGATTCGAATTGTTACCTGCATTCAAGAGCGGCCCACATTTTCAAGTAGCCATGCTACGTCGACAGGTTGGTGCCCATGTCCCGGCATCAAGTCAACGCAACGCCTGCTGCCACATCGACATTGCTGATAGTCGTATTTCCAGCTGGTCTGCATCGATTTATACCAATGGATATGGAACATGTACAACCGTCTCCCCTTAAGACCAGTTGACGGCCTTTACTTAATAGGTTAAATGTCACTTAATAGCTTCGAATTGTTTACGGCTCATGCGCTGGATGCCGCCTTGATAGTAAACGCGGACAGGCCAACGAACGTCATCGAGGTCAATCAGCGGTTCCGCATAGCACCGGCAATTCGGCGCCCCGCCTGCATGATAGTGGCCCAGCGCCGAGCGCTCACCTATCAGCGCTTCCGGCGACGGCGGATTGCTCCACGGCACGATAACGCCGTCCATATTGTCGTGCGATTCCCTCACGCGGCTGTCTTCGCTGCTGCGCCATACGTACCAGCGCGCCCCGACATAATCGCTCCGCGCCTGCGTCAGCGCCGTGGACGTCTTGCTCGTCTCTGTGCGGGCTATCAGGTTAGCTTTGACGTTGGACATGTGCGGCACTTGCTTTTTAAGCATCTCCGCAATCTCCGACGCCCGAACACCTTTCATGCTCTCCCGCAGCACCTTCTCGTTGACCTCTTGCGCGATGTGAAGCGGTATGCTCCGTATCAGCCCCGCATTGTGCTGCGTAAGCAGCCGTACCTGACTGCCGATCGGTCCAGCAAGCTCATGCTGCAATGCAGCGTATATCTGCCGCCCTTGGCTGTTCTCCCGCGCTGCCTGCCTCCATGTGCGGCCGTTATCGCGGAACAGATGCGTAACCATCTGCATAGCGGCCGCTTCGGCGTATTCGTTAAAGGCTTCGCTTGCCGCGTAATCACGCATCGCTCGCAGGATATCAGTCGGATCGTTTAAGCCATCGAGCGATGCGTGAAGTCCAGCCAATGCCCGCCGAATCGCCCGCCTGTACCTCTGTTCGATTCTCAGCGTTGGCGCCCATAGCTCCTTGTTTCTCCGCAGCACGTAAGCTCACCCCATAATTGCCGAATGCACTGAAACCTTCCGTCTCGTCAGGCATTACATCCTCCTCGGCGTTTTCGATGTCTTCGTCCGTAAGGTTCGTAAACATGCCCGTTGTTTCGCTGAGCTGCTTGAGCTCTTTCAGCGCCGTTTTGCGGCTGATTACGCCGGTCGTGAACGCCTCGAGAATGGCCTTTGTCTTCTTGTCGGCCAGCTCCGCTATTTCGTCGTCGGACGGCGTGCGGATCGGATTGAAGCGGTAGTCGATATCGTCCGGCACCGCGCCTAACTCAGACATGCACATAATCGGCAGTATCTTGTCGAGTACAGGCGCTAACCTGGACTCCTGCTGTCGCTGCACGACCTCGTAATAGTTCTGCATATCGGATTCGCCCGTCGCGTTCATTCCGGCAGGAGCGCGCCCGAATAGTTTCGTTACCGGGATCTCCGACGCACCGGCCACGTCAAGCATGAAGCTCTCGTATATATCGTTGAGCCCCGAGAACGTGTATTGATGCGTCTGAAAGTCATCTTCCTTATCCATGACGTGAACGCCCTGGCTGCTCATCAGCCAGTTTTGGGCCGATAGGACGTTATACAAGTCCTGCTGCGCTTGCTGGTCCTGGATGGAAAGCAGCTGCCCTAGGTCGTTCATCTTGAATACGCGCAGATTGGCCAGGAAGACGAGGGACGCGATATTGTACGAAACACCGTCGCGCTTCTTCAGCTCCTCGAAGACGATCTCGATAACCGATTCGCCCCAATTCACCTCGGCCAGCTTCTCCCAATAAGGCAAGTCCGGTCCGGCGAATCGCACGATCCGCGAATGGTGGATCTTCCATGTTCCTTGATCGGTTGTCACCTGATAGTACATAGGCAGCCCAAAGTCCGGGTCGTTGATATCTTCGATAAGCTGCTCATCCGGGTATATGCCTGCCCAGCGGTCCACGATGTGCAGCCCTTTGAACGCGCCTGGCATAACCGTATCCAGGTCGAGCGGATCTTGAAGAATATCCTCATGCCCTTCGATCAAGATAACGCCGCCTGCGCCGCCGTACAGCCTGCCGAATTTCAGCCCGCGCAGAATGTTTTCTTTCAGCCTCAGCTTGGACCAAAGCTTGTCGATCTGCCGTATCTGGTCCGGCTCGAGCTGCGTAATAAGCGTGACCCAATTGCGACATGCATCCTCTGGGATAGTGTCGACGATTTTACGGACAATCCAATGATTCCGGTACAAGCTATTCAACTTGTTATAGTCCTGCGTCATCCGTGTTAACGGATACTCCGCTGCGTCTAACAGGTTAGGCGTCCCGAAGCCCAGCCGCGCCGCTACGTTCGAATACGTGTCCTTGGCAAGCCCAAGTTTCTTCATGGCCTCGTCCTGCGTCGGCTTCCTTTTCGCCATCAGCTTTCCTCCTTTCTACGCCGCCAGCCTGCGCGGCTTAATGATCGTCTTCACGAAATAGCGGATGCTGTCCTGCGTATGGTCGTGCTGTTTGGTCGGCTTCTCGACGCCGCGTTCGCTGGCCTTCTCGTCCCATATGTAGCTCGCCCGTTCGCGCAAGTACCAAGGACAATTTTCACGGTGTACGCGCAGCTTCCGCTTGCTCATCATCGTTGCGACCATACGAATGCCGTCTTCCACGTCGTTGTCCGCATCCTTTACGCGGTATCCGCGATTCCGCAGCGCCGCCTTGAAGCTGGCAGCCGAGGGGTCTAATATGATCGCTGCCGGAGTATATTCATTGCCGACAAACGCCTCGAAGTCGTCAGCGTATTGGCTATCGTCCTTCTGAATGCCTTTTGCTCGACCATCATAGAAGTATTCGTTCAGCACCCAACACGTCTCGCCGTCATCCCATATATCGAGGTAAACCATCGGGTTACTCGTTCCGTAGTCGATGGATATGTACCGGCGCGCCAGGCGCTTAAACGCCGGCCCAAGGTCCTCATCTCCGAACGTGTTCAGCTCGTCGTCCCACATATCGTAGATGATGCCTTCCGACAATACCCACAACCCGAGAATATAGCGCTTGTAGAAGACTCCACTGTACATGCGCCGGTAACGCTCCTTGACGCGTTCTGACAGGCTTAGGTTATCATCCATCGTAAAATGGATATGCAGCGCGTTCTTCTGCTTGAGCTTATCCAGCCATTCGAGCTTGAACCAATGGAACGGCCCGGCGGGATTGCAGTTAAACCAAAGCTTGGCACCTTCAACGGAGCAGCGAGCCGTCGCCTGGTTAACGAACGATTGCGGCATTAACGCCGCCTCGTCGAAGAACATGCCCGCCAGCGTGATGCCTTGTATCAAGTCCTGGCTGCGCTCGTCTTTACCGCCGAACAGGAAAAAGTCGTTAACCGTGGCCCCTCGGCTAACCGTAACAAGGTTATCAGATCGCCGGTCATCCACAGAATACCCACGACTTGTTAGCATCTGCTTTAGTGGACCGAGCACGTTACGGCGCAGCGCGCCGATCGTCTTACCCGCCATGCCGAGTTGTTGCCCGTTAAATGTCGTCATGGCCCAAACGATGAAGCTGAAAGACATGGACACCGTTTTGCCGGCGCGCACCGATCCATCGCAGATAACCGCGTCTTTGTCATGATGCGGGCTTTCTTCCATCCACCATGTTAAAACCTTTATCTGTTTAACGCTGAACGGCTGCCAGCGGAATGTCGGGCTGCTCCTCTTCGTTGTCCTGCTCGCCATCGCCCCATACCTCCGATGCTTTGCCTTGCAGCGCTTCGATGAATCCGTCGTCCTGCCCATCGTCTTTCGGGCCTTCCAGTGCATTGACCTCCGCCCGTAGCTTCGCGATCCGAAGCTTGTCCTCTTCGGTCAAGTAGCCTAGGTATTTCTCAAGCTCCTTGAGGGCTCGTATCTTGTCGTGCAGCTTAATGCTTACTCCTTCTTTGCCTTGCTTGACCTCGCTTATCACGGCACCGTCGACGGTTTTATGGTCGCGCAGCTGTACCGTGAAGGCGTCGAACTTGGCGATGTCGGTTATGTCGGCGAATGCAATTTTCATGTATTCCTCGATGACGCGCTTGACGTCCAGCCATACCGCGCCGGCCATTTCCGCTTGCATGCGCTTCAGCTCGGCCTTGATGTCAGCCTTCTTCAGCATACGCCATCCCTCGGTATATGCGGACCGTTTGCTGTACCCTGCCACTATCGCCGCGCGGGTAGCGTTGAAGTCTCGCATATACTCGATTACAAAAATTTGCTCTTTTTCGGATAAGCCCTCCGAAGGCTCGGGCGCTTCTGGTCGTTCGTGTTTGGGCATGTGCCGTTTCCCTTGTTGTACAACTTTCGGCGGCTTCGGCGTCTTTTGTTGTACAACATCAAGCCCCCATACTTCCTTGTCGCGCTGCTTCCAGACGGCGATTACCTTTTCGTCCTCGCTCAGCATCTCGGCTATTTTCCGGTTCGTTATGTTTCCGTCGTGCTGCCGGTATATTTCCGCTGCTCGTTCACGATTCGGATTTCTCTGTTTCGCCATCTACCATTTCCCCGAATCTTTTTCGAGGTCCAGCCGATCCTTGTGCAGCTTGGCCCACTTTATCGCGTCCGGGATGTCGATATGCGTTACGCCGTAGCACGTATGCAGCATTACGTGATCCCGCGTAACCTCGCCTCTCCACCAAACGTCTCCAGTCCTGATGTAGCCGTCCTTGTAGCGGAAGCCGCTGCGCATCAATTCCGCGATTAGCTGTTCTAGCTCCCGCCAGCCGATCGGCTCAACGCGTTCACAGTACCGCTCGTAGGCGTGATAGCTTAACCATATTTCTCTCTCAAGTGCCATGTCCTCCATCCCCTTTGTAAAGTGCAAATACGCTTATGCCTGGCATAGCTTCCGAAACTTCCGCTTTTTCACCTTGAAGCAATTCGGCACGCTGCACACTTGTTTCGTCCCCGCCCAGCGGCCCCATATGCAGCCTTTGCATTGTTCCGGCTGCTTCGGTTGCTCACGCTCAATCTGGTATTTTTTATAGGCTTCCGGCGTCATGTCGGGGCCTCCTTTGCATGCAAAAAGGCCGTCCGGATGGACGACCTTGGCTCATATACAATTCTCTTATGATAGCATTATAACACGGGTTGACACGGTAAAAGCGGCACACTTGCGGCACAAAAGCGGCACACTTGCGGCACATTTGCGGCATTAAATGACAATCTTCTCGTATTCCGCTAATGCCTTAGTCCGCCATTTTCGAAATGTCCTCTCTGCGATCCGCATTTTAGCCGCTGTCTCTTGTGCTGTAACTCCCTCGACGTATCTCAAGCGTAGCAACTTGGCATAATCTGGTTTATAGCCGTCCAATGCTGCGAGGGCGGCGTCGATTTTATCTCGCTGCGCCTGAAGGTCCTGCAGCTCGCTCAGCCGCTCTATCACAGCATCATATCCATCCCTTGCGCCGGTACGCGCTTCGATCACCTTCTCGATTTTCTGGCGGATCTCCCTCAGCGCCCGATCGTCCTCTGCGTCTCTGACGCCCG